TCACATAGAGGTCTTCTGGCTGCGCACCTGCGCTTCGATCATCGGCTTCAGGTAGCTGTCGAGGTCGCCAAAGGTCTCCTTGATGAACGTGATGGTCTCCTGCGTCAGGGCTTTCTTCGCTGCAGCCAGTGCGCGGCTGTAGGCGATGCGCTGGGCAGCCTCGTCGAACTTGTCCTGTTCCTTCAGGGCATCAACGTAGGTCTGGTTGACGTACTGGACGGCGTTGAACACCGCGTTGGCGGCATTCTGGAGACAGGTCTGCGCAAACTTGTTGTTGATGTAGCCGTTTGCAATGCTGACACCCTTGTTCAGGCCCCAGCCGAAAATGACGGTCATTGCGGGGATGCAGGCAGTAAGAGCGACTTTCAGAAATTCATTCATAAGAGCTTATCCTTTCTGCTCGGTTTCCGAGCGCTGCTTTAAAATGTCCACGGCCTTGGTGATCGCTGCCGGGATCGGCAGTCCCATCAAGCCCGCGTTTTCGATGATGGAAATGGTCTCGTTGCAGATAAAGCCGATCACAACGGCATCCCGCACAAGGGTGGAACCTATCACGGCATCCAGCCTGCAGGCCACCAGCACGATCAGCAGCGTTTCGCCCTTGCGGCACAGGCCCTTCCAGCCTGCGCGGCTTTCCAGCGTGCCGCTTTTGGTCTTGGGACTTGCATGGAATACACCGGCCACGATCAGGCCGGTGATGTAGTCGATGGCCATAAAAATCACCAGCGTTTGCAGGGCGGCATCCCAGCCGCCAAAAAGACCGGCAATCACGCCGCCGATCGCGCCGATTGCCATGCAAAAATAATCTTTCATGCGCCACCTCCTCACAGTGTCCACCGACTTTTGTTCGGGCGGGTGTCCACGTGCACCCAGCCCTTTGCCCGGCCTGCCTTGACCGGGTAGCGGCCCACGCCGCCCCAGCCGGACATCAGGCTTTCAGCGTAGGCGGCAACGGCCAGCGGGTCGGTGTCCTGAACCTGAATGTCAGCGGCCCGGCCCAGCAGGTGCTGGCTGGATTTAGAGCCGCCCACCTTTGCGTTGTGGCTGGCGGTGCGGTAGCCGCTGGTGATGGTCACGGGCTTGCCGAAGTGCTCCCGGATGCACTGCAGTACCACCACAAGGCCCTCGTCAATGAGGATGGTGTCGGTGCCGTCGCGGCAGCGGAACTCACGCACACGGAATGCGGGAGAGAGCTGCTTTGCACCATCATTCTTCAAACTGTACTGCTTGATCGCCATATGTATCACGTCCTTTCATAGGATCAAGCCACGGGCTTATTTTTCCAATTCTGCCTTGATGGCTTCCAGATCGTCCGTGGTCAGGGACGGGTAGTCGGCGGCGATGTCTTCAAAGACTTCACCGGCGGCAATGCGGATTTTGAAAGCGCGGGTCATAATGCGAAGTTTGAGTGCGTTCAGGGTTTTCATAAAAATCAGCCTCCAATCAAATCAGCCATCATGAGCACAAGGTCGTCGTTTGCCGCTTCCAACGAAGTGAAACGTTTTTCTGCTTTGGCTTTAGCGACTTCATCCTCTGGAATCTCCCGTAAGATAAACTGCCACGTCCCGTCCGGGGTATCAGTGGGTTGCATGATCTGCACAAGCTCTGCATCGTGCAGGGTGTCCGGGTAAGCGCACCCGGTCATATCGCAGTCGCTGGCGGCAATGTGTACTTCCGAAAGCTTGCCGTCGAATGTGTCCATGGTGACCTCTGCGGGAGAGTGGAACGTATTCGCACCGGGGTTCAGGGTCAGCTTTTCGAGCTTTGTCCCATCGGAAAAGGTAATAGTGTATGTTTTCATCTTTTCGCTCCTTTCTCCTTATCAGCAGATACCGACAGCAGGCCAAACGCGATAGTCACCGCTGGCTTCGCCGCGGCCCGAACCGCCGTTGCCGTCGACAAGCGCGAAACCGAATTTCGAGGAGACGTCTCGCAGCCAGCACCACTGGTTACGAACGAAGCCCATCCACGGAACCAGCTGGAAAAGGGGCAACTGGTTCCTGTCAATGGTATAGTTCCGGCAGGTGTTCCACGGATCAGTCGCACCGTTCGGTATGGGCGAGAATTGCCGCCCGCCATAGACCATGTTCTCGTTCATCAGCTCGACCGTGCTGTCGTACCAGTCCGTGCCAGTCGGTGCGCCGTTTATGGCAGCGTTCACCAGACTTTCACGGTGGTTCAGGATGTGCGCAGAGCCAAAAGCAGTGTTGATCGTGGTCTTTGCCTGCGTCAGACCGTTCTTGTACAGGTCAGAACCGACGTAGCCGCCCTCGGTCGTGTTGGTGGGGTTGAACTTGTAGATGTACAGGTGGCTGCGGGGAATGACTACGGCATGATGGGTATTGCAGGGCTTGTCGCCGCACTTATACCAGTAGTCAAAGGCTGCGATGATGTAGTCCATGCCACCGATAGACCAGTAGTCACCAAGGTACAGGTTTTTGAACGTGCCCGCTTTGATGGCTGCCCACTGCTCGCTCGTGACGCTGCCGCCCAGTGCCTTGCCCCGGTAGACACAGTTATGTGCAGCTGCGCCAGCTGGTGTAGTCAACCGCAACATATCATCCTGTGCAGTATCAGGATTAACGACTCCCAGATCTGCCAGAATCTTTGCCAGCGTTGCGCGCTGGGTGCTGTTACCCTGCAAGATAAGCTGGTCAGTTTTTGCTACCGTGCTTGCCTGTGGAAGGCTTGTAATAGGTACATTTGCCATGTTTTATCCTCCAATCTGTTTGGTTGCGATCAATGTGCCACCGGTGGATGTGCAAAGGGTGTCACCGGTTGAGGTGTAAAGACCGAACGTCAGCTGACCAGTGACAAGCATCAGCATGATTGCATCGAAGGTATCACCGGTGGCCTTTGCATCGGCAGGCGCACCCTCGGTGGACAGGGTAGGATCAGTGGAGACGTAGGCTTTCGCCTCACCAGCAGCTTTTTTGGCCTCCTCGGCGCTTTTAGCTGCTGCGCTCTGGCTTCGAGCGGCCTCTTTGGCGCTTGTGTCTGCCGCCGTCTTGTCTTGCGCAGCAGCTGTTGCAGCGTCTGCGGCCTCTGTCGCTTTCCTGCCGGCCTCGGCAGCGGCCTCTTGTGCGGGCGCGGTTGCCTTGCTGACGCTGTCCAGAGCCTCAGTGCAGGCAGCGTTGATACCCTGCAGCGCGTCATCGCGGGCCTGTGTGGTGTCACGCAGAGCCTGCTCGGCATTGGCGGCATGGGTCCCGGCGGCGGCTCGATCATCGGCAGCGGCTTTGGCAGATGCAGCAGCCTCCTCCATACAGGCAGCGGCCTTGCGGCTGCTGTCCGATGCAGTCTCTTCCAGTTCCGCAATCCGCGCCTTTGCTGTGGCCAGAAGTTCCGCCGTCGGGATGTGGGTCACGCCGTCCCGCACGATGCCGCAGAGCTTCTCGTCCAGCCGTGTGTCGGTGATCTGGCCGGTGGTGACGGCGGTGGAGCCTGCCGGGCGGGTGATCTCGGCAAGGCAGAGGTCGTAGATCAGCTCGGTGCGGGAGATGGCCGTGGCCGTGGGTGTGCTGGATGCCGTGCCCTGCAGCACCTGCAGGCTGGCGGCTCTGGCACCGGCATCATAGCGCATGACGATGCGGTCGATGCGGGGGAGAGATGGGTCGGCCAGCGGCAGGGTCAGGGTATCGGCCTCCCGCTTTGTGATGGAGTAGCCGGTGAAACGGCTGGGGTGCACCCAGCCACGGCCCGCGCCCACGGTGACCTTCAGCCCGCCTGCGGCTGTCACCGGGAAGTCCTCAGCGGAGCTGAACACACCGCTGGTGAGGCCCGCAAGGTAGGCCGCCACGTCTGCGGCATCGAAGTCGTAGCCGTCGGCGGGGTATAAAACGATTTTGCTCAAAAGATCATCTCCTTACAGCTTGCGCCAGACCGGTGTGCCCAGCCGCGCGGTGCGGGTGGTGCTGTCGCTCTGGCTTTGGGTGATGACATCGGCCACCCGGACGGTGGCCTTGTAGCCCAGCTCCGGGATGGTGCAGAAGGCCACGTCGCCGGGGGAAAGCCCCTCGGCATCGATGGTCAGCTCAATGGAGCCGGTGCGCAGCTGTTCCAGCAGCTTGTTGGTGCCCCGGGCCATGAGCCGCTCGAGGTAGGCTTCGCTCTTGTTGCTCTCGCCCTTTTCCTCGTCCGGCTGCACGTCCCGGGCATCCACATAGAGCTCCCGCCGGTCGGCTCCGGTGGCATCCGTCAGGCCCACGGTCACGGTGGCCCGGGCATCGCCCTCACCGGCCCCTTGAACAACGGCAACGTTGGCATAGTCGCTGTCCCCAAAGGCCCAACTGGCCCCGGTCAGGTTGCCCCACTTGGTGGAAAAGCGGTTGTTGGGGTCAGCGGTGGGCCGGTAGACCTCGAACAGCAGCTTCTTATCTGCGTTCTTGCCTGCCAGCCGTACCCGGAAGCCTAGGTCGCAGGCCGCGCCGATGGTCATCAGGTAGTCCATGATGCTGCCGCCGGAGGTCTGTGCGGTGTAGGTGGTGTCAAAGCCCACCAGCTCTCCAAGCTCCAGCTTGGGCCACGGCTCCATGGAATTGACCAGCCTGCGCATGGCCTGCTCCGCGTTCTCGCTCTTCACGATGACGGTGCAGGCCCGCTTGGTGAAGATCCACGATCCCGGGAAGCCGGTGACCACCAGATTGCTGTCGGTGTTCTCGTTGCTCCGGTGGCAGATGCGCATGGGCACGTCGCTGTCACTGCGGCGCAGCCAGCGGCCCTCCCGCAGCAGGGACAGGTTCTCTTCGGTGGGTCTGACTTCGAGGGTGAACTCACCCTCGGTGTTGTAGGGCTCGTCCCAGTAAAGGCTCACCCAGACCTCCACCCGGCCCAGCCGGGCAAGGGTCGTCTCATCCAAAACATCCAGCGTCATGCAATCACCTCCGGCAGAATGCCTGAAACCATGGGATAAAATTGCACCGTGACCTGCAGGAGGGTCTCGCCGCTGTCGGCGGTGGCCTTGAGCAGGTTGTCTCCGGGAGCCAGCTCCAGCAGGTCGCTGTCCTCGTCCAGCAGGGAGAAGATGTTCTCCTCCGTGCCGTCCTCTGTCCGCTTGACGGCCAGCTTGTCGGTGGTGGTGCGGTAGATCTCGATGACCTGCCCCGGGGTCAGGGTGGTCAGGATGCGGATGCTCTGGCCCGTGATGATGTTCAGCACGCAGGGGTTGACCACCGCACCGTCACTTTTGAGGGTGGCCGTGAAGGGTACAGCCAGCGCCCCGGGGTTGACCGCGTTCTGCCAGCCAAACGAGGTGCGCACGCCGAACCGGTGGGGCTTGGAGTAGTTGACCGGCAGCCTGAAGCTGGGCACAAAGCCGTTGATGCAGAAGCTCTGAGCGGTCAGATCGTACCAGAAGGGCTTCGGGCAGAAGAACATCATGTCAAGGACCGGGTATGGGTGGATGCTCTTTGTGTAGGGGGTCTTGGAAAGCACAAAGCGGCAGAAATACTTGTCCTCAAAGTACATGGTGCCGCTGGTGAAGTAGGGGAGTTTTTCCAGCAGCAGGGCGGCATCCGCATCGCCGTGGGGGCTGTGGCAGTGGATGATGACTTCACGGCTCACCCCGGCCACGCTCTGTTTCTCCACCGTGTTGCCGATCTGGTTCACGCCCTGTGCGGTCTGCAGATCTACGTTCACACCATTGATGGGATCGAGGGAGTAGGGCGTGCCGTAGTCCCACCCGATGTCGAGAGCGGCCCCGGCATCCGTCACGAGCCGCAAATGGTCTTTGCGAAATGGCATTCAGAGCCCTCCTTTCATCGTTTCTGGGCCTTGGCCCGGTCGGCTTCCCAGCGTGCTTCCCGCTGGAGGTCTGCCGCCGTCTGGGCCTTGCTGTAAATGTTCTGGGTGATGTTGGTGTCGCCCTCCCGGTGGTACTGGTTGGCGGCTGCGGCCACCTTTGCCGTGCCGGAAGCGGCCACACTGCGAGAGATGGCCATGTTGTCCGACAGCACCAGACTGTCTGCCTGCCGCACCATCTCGGCCAGCTTGCTGTTTGCGGCCAGCAGGGCCTCGGTGTTGTCCCGGATGGCATCGGTATTATCCTTATCCGGCGTAGTCCCGGGGGTGCCGGGGTCCGTCGAGGCATCAGGCTTCTCCGGCTCGGCGGGGGTGCTGGGCTTGTATTTTTCTTCTAGGTCTCGAAGGGTCTTTTCGTAGTCCAGCTGCAGCAGTTCCCGCTCAAGGTCGCCCATCCGCAGGGTGTTCTCGGCCTCGACAAGCTGCTTTTCCAGATCCGCCAGCGCGGTTGCATCGGCAGCAGTCTTTTTGCCGATCTGCGCCGACTGCTTCTTGTACTCGGCATCCAGCAGTTTCTTTTCGAGGCCGGCAACGGATTTTTTATAGTCCGCAGCAGCCACGGCCTTTTCGGCATCCAGCATACCGGGGTCATCCTCGGTAAGTTTCGCCCGGGCAAGTTCGGCAGCCTTTTTAGCGTACTCGGCATCCAGCTGCTTTTTCTCGGCATCGCCGGACTGACGGGCATACTCCGCATCCAGCTCGGCCTGCTCCTGCTTGGCGAGGCGGGCGTTCTTGCGGTCCTCACGCTCCTTCTGGATCTTCTTGGCATAGTCCCATGCGGGGTTGGACACATAGTCGATGTGGCCGTCCCAAAGCTGTGCGACGAGATTATAGGCACCAATCAGCGCATTGATCTCGATGACAAACTGCTCCACAAACAAGCCAAGGACGTACATCAGGCCCTCAAAAATGTAAGACATGAAATCGGCCACGCCCGACCATACATCGTTCATGCCGTTTGCGACGTTTTTGTTTGTGCTGGCAAAGTTGAGCAGTGCGCCCACCAACATGCCGATCAGAGAAATCACCAGCAGGATGGGGTTGGCATCCATGGCAACGTTAAGCCCCTCCTGCGCACCGGTGGCCGTCGTTGCAGCGGGCACGAACTTTGCAACCAGACTGGATGCAAGAGCTGCCAGCTTGTTGCCAACACCGGACAGCGCATTGCCGAGCTGGTCCAGCGCACCTTGCGCAATGGCCGTGATCTGCTCCCTCTGTTTATCCGTGCACGCCTGCCAGAAGTAGGAAGCTGCCCAGAAGCCCAGCTGTTCCAGATCGCCGTTTTTCAGCGCGTTGGCAAGGGTCTTGATGGCACCGACCGCGTCGGTCTGGATGTCCTTCTTGATGCTCTTCCAGCCATCTTCCAGCTTGGTGCGCAGCTGAGTGGTCAACAGCTCTCCGGCACTGGCATACTGCGGACCGGCATCCTCAATGGTCTTGACCGTGGTCTCCACACCGTCGGCGGTCTTGGTGGTCACGGTCTTGACGGTGCGCTCTACTCCCTCGATGACCTCGGTGCCGGTGCGGGTAGTCACGGTGGACACCCGCTCGCTGCCATCAGTCAGGGTCTCGGTGGTCTTTTCCACCGTGACCTGCGCACCGCCCACGATGCTGGTTTGGGTGTCCTTGACCGTGGTCTGTACGGACGCCTTGACATCCTCCATGGTCTGCTTGACAGTCTTGGTGCCGTCCGCAGCAACCTCTGTGATGGTCTTGACATCCTTCAGCACACCATCCACCATCTGCCGGGAAGTCTCGGTGATGGTCTGTTTCTGCTGCTTTTTGCCGTTGGACAAGGTCTCATTGACCGTTTCCACCGTCCGGGTCACGCCGTCCTTTACGGTGGTCGTGGTGTCCGAGATGGATTTGACCACCGTGGCAGTGGCCTGCTTGGTGGCCTTTGCGGCCTTACCCGCATTGTTTGTGATGATGCCGGTTGCGTTCGTGGATGCGGCTGCAGCAGCTTCGGCCGCGGCCTTTTCCTCCTGCGCCTGCTTCACACGTTCATCGTGGAGGGCCTTGCGCTTAGCAGCAGCTTTATCGCGCTTGGACTGGTTATAGTTGTCCATATAGCCGTTGTAGGCTGCATCATAGGCTTCCTGTGCCGCACCGACACCGTTTTTCAGGTTGGCCAGCGCGGCGGCGGCACCCTTGATCTTGGCGACCAGCTCATTGAGCCAGTCCACCACCGTACCGATGGCATTCTGTGCTATCTTTTCGACAGCCGTAAATGCGGAGTTGACCGCATTGCGGAAGGTCTCGCTGGTCTGATAGGCCGTCACGAAACCTGCCGCAAGAGCAGCCAGCAAAGACACCACCAGACCGATGGGATTTGCGGAGAGGACTGCATTCAAGCCCGCCTGCGCGACCTTAAGGCCGGTCGCGCCCGCTTCGGCGGCTGCATGGGCGGCGGTCATGGCCGTGGTGTAGGCGGTGTGGGCGATCTCGGCGGCGGTGGCAAGAGCCACATAGCCCTTATACGTGAGGAATGCCGCGCCCGCAGCGGCGACCACCGACGCGGCAATGCCGATGGTGTCCTTGAGCTGCGCCATTTTCTCGTCGCTGTCAAGGAAGGATGTCACCACCTCGTTGAGCTTGACCACCAGCTCTCCCAGAGCCGCAAACAGGCCGCTGGTCAGCTCACCGGTCAGGGCGCTGACATTATCCTTCAGGGTGGACATGCGCCCGCTGAAGGTCTGGCTTGCTTCCAACATGCCGTTGTAGAACTGCCCGCCCTCGCTGGTGGCGGCAGAAACGGCGGCCTGCAGCTCGCTGAAACTGACCTTGCCGTCCGAGATGCGCTTGTACAAGTCGGACATGCTCTCGCCGGTGGCATCACAGATCTGGTTCAGCGGGTTAAAGCCCGCATCGATCATCATGTTGACGTTTTCCAGCGTGACCTTCTTTGCGCTGGACATCTTGCCGTAGGCGCGTACCAGCGTCTGCAGTTTGTCCGCGTTGCCGAGGGAGATGTCGCCAAGCTGTTTCAGCACGCCGGTGGTGTCGTCTGCGGCAATGCCGAACTGCAGCAGGGTCTGTGTGCCCTCGGTCAGGTCGGACAGAGCAAAGGGCGTGGACGCTGCAATCTTACGCAGCTCGGAAAGCTTTTCGGCCGCAAGCTCTTCGTTGCCCAGCATGACCTTGAAATTGGTCAGGTAGCTTTCCATGCTGGCATTGTAGTCAATGCCGCTTTTGACCACTTTGCCCAGTTCCGCCGAAGCTTTCTTCGCAAAGTCAGCAATCATGTTTCCGGCGGCAACGGTCCATTTGCTGGTGCTCTTTTCCGCCGGGTCACTGTTGAGCCTTACTTCGCCGGTGATGCTGAAATCTGCCATGTACCCACCTCTCTCAATTCCAAAAGAGCGCGGGCACAAGGGCACAGGCTGTTATAACTTGATCTCTACTTCCCGGCGGCAGGCCGGGTTCTTGCATTTGACCCACACACCGTGAGCGCTGGCGGAAGCTTCTGCCCAGGCAGGCAGCGGCTTGCTGCAATACGGGCAGCGCACCGGCACGCGGGTACTGTCCTCAGCGGAACCGCGCGAGGAATGCGGCATCATGCTGCTGCGGGGTAACATCGCGCGCACCTCCTTTCAGCTCCGGCGGCAGGGCGTACCGCTCCTTTGCCGCTTCGTATCGCTGTCGGGTGGCTGGGTCCATCTCGCTGGTATCCGTGGTGCGGATCTGCAGTATCTGCGACAGCGCGGTCTCCTGAGGCAGTGCCTGCATCAGCGCCATAAAACGCCACCAGTGCACCTTGTCAGTGGTCAGATCGATGCCGTAGGCCTGCTGGAATGCGCCAAGAACATAGGCTGCATCGCAGTGGTAGTCCAGCGTGATCTCACCGGCACCGGCATCGGCCTCCGGCGGCTCTCCACCGGGAGCGTCGTCCGCACAACCGCGGAAAAAGCGCATCAGGGACGCAAAAGCATCCGGCAGCTGCGGGTCTGAAACCGGTTCTGCAAAGAACCGCTCTGCTGCGTCGCGCATCAGCTGGACCTTTTCTTCGTCAGTTTCTGCCCGGCGGTAGGTGTTCAGCAGCCAGACCATATGCCGGAAATCCGGGTCGATGCGTCTGCCTTCCCACATGGTAGGCAGGGCATCCGTCAGCAGGTCAGTCATTTTCCAGAGCAGCCAGTTCGGCCAACAGAGCCTTGCGGCGGGCAGCTTTGTCCACACGTTTCACCATCTGAGCGGCAGGCGGCTGTGCGGGGAAGCTCACAGGCTGCTGACCGACGATGTGGCCTGCCGTCTGGGTGCGCTGCCGTGCTTTCTTCTCGGCCCGGCGCTGGGCGCGGTTCATGGGCTGCGGCTTCGGGATACGGTCGGCGTAGTGCTGTTTTTCAGCCTTGCAGGCCTCGTTGATGGCATCCAGCACATCGTAGATAGGCGCTGCGTTGTTCTCGTCCAGACCCAGACGGTCGGATGCGCCTGCACCGAGGATCTCGTCGATGCAGTGCATGACGATCCTTGCCTGTGCACGCATATAATCACCCAGACGCACACCGCCGTGGTTGAAGCGCTTAGTTTCGGCCCTGCCGGCCTGCTGCATCTGCTCGTTGGCATCTTCAAAGCGGTCCATATCGTTGGCGTTCAGAATGGAAAACTCAAATTCCTGTCCACAAATAACCATTTTCTGGCTCCTTTCGTTGCGCCGTGCCCCGGTACTGCCCCGGAGAAACCTGTTTCACGGCATGAAAAATCCCGTTCCGGGGCGGAACGGGAAAGCGGATATCAGGCCTTGACAGCCTTGCCGGGAGCTGCCTGCGTCTGCATGTCGGGGTCGGTCAGGTAATCGTACTCCGACGGGGTGCCGATACCCTTTACGTCGCAGGCAAAGCCTGCAGCGGCACCGGCGGCACCGCTGGAATCGCTGGTGACGATGAAGGATGCCTGGCCCTTTTCGCCCTTGCCGGTCTTGACACTGAAGTAGACGTAGGGGAAGATCACGCTCTGGCCGGAGCCGAACTTGACCTTGTGGCTCAGCAGGAAATCCTGCGCAGCGTCACCCACGCAGCGGTTGCCGTTCAGGGCAAAGGTGCGCTGAACCTCGCCCTTCTCGGTCACAGTGCCGGCGCGGATATACGAGTTGTCCTCGGTGGTGGCGTTCAGAGCACCGGAGTGCTCCTTGACTCGCTCTGCACATACGATCCAGTCACCGACCTTGTTCTGCTCGGCGCTGGTCTGAATGGCAAAAATAAAGTCATCGGCGCGCTCTACGCCGGTGTAGTCGGCTTTCGGCTCGATACCCTTATCGGTCTTGAGCTTAGCCAGAGTTTCAGAAACAGTCATATCAAAACTCCTTTCATTTGGGCATGTAGTAGGTCAGGCGCAGCTGCATCTGCATCCGGCAGCTGCCCGCGCTGCTGGTGACGATGTAGCCGGTGGAGGTGACGGACACGCTGAGGGATTGTTTGTCCCTGCCGCATTCCGAGAGATCGGGCAGATGGCCGCAGTCATTCTGCGCCAGCACCCAGTCGGTCAGCTGCTCAAAAAAGCCGCTGTTCTGGATGGCCAGAACGTCCGCCTCGCCGTACTCCCGCCGGGAGAGGAACAGGTAATTCTTTGCCATGTCCCGCCCGGAGAGATACTCGGTGAGCACCGGGTCGCCGGGGCTGTCCTCGATGGAAAAGGCGGTGGCCTCTTCGTCCAGTCCGGCAATGCGGAAGGCCGCGCCGGTGGCTTCCTGTTCCTCGGCGATGAGCGGGCAGGTCTTGAGCCACGCCCGCAGGGCGGCAATGGTGGGCTTTACTTCGGACATGGTCAACCTCCCCAGAATGTGGTGACGGCCTGTGTGGCAATGTAGGCAATGGCTTCACCGTAATCGGCCAGAGCACGCTGTCCCCAGTAAGAGCCGCGCAGCCCATTTTCACCGTGCAGACATTCGCCTTCAGGGTGAAGATAGAACTGCCTGCGTGCATAAGGCGTGTTATAGACCAGCAAGCCTTCGTCAAACTTGCTGGCCTGATTCACGCTGTTTTTCAATATGCCGGTATCGAAGGGCACGTACTGGTCGATGAGAGCGGCGGCTTTCTGCGCGGTGGCGAACTGTGCTTTCTGCAAAGCAGCGGTTTTCTCTGCGCCGAAATTTGCCCGCCAGTCCAGAGACATCTGCACGCCGTCTGCCCGGAAGCGATATCCGGCAGGCTGTTCAAAAATGGGCTTGCTCACAGTCTCAGCTCCCTTCCACGTGCCAGTGGGGCAACAGCGGCTCCCGGTCATCCGAGACAGCCGACACGGTGCAGCACAGGTGCGTTTTTTCGAGGTGTGCGTACTCTTCGGCGGTCAGGGTGCGCACAGCGCCCTGCACCAGCTTCCAGCCGCGTTTCAGGGTCCAGTGTTTGGCCTTTTCGGCAGCAGGCAGAGCCACCCACTGAGCGTAGGGCAGATAGCCCATGGTGCACACGCTGGCCGGAATGCGGATGTGCGTAGTGCGCTCCGGGTCCTTGGCGGTGCCGGAGCCGGAGGTGGAGCGGCATTCCCGCCAGCTGCACCCGGCGAACACCCAGCACACCGGCCTGTCCGTCTCGGTGGCAGTGTCGTGGATGAGGTTCACCACAGTAACGGCTGTCTGCATCACAGAATCCCCCTGTACAGCAGGCCGTGCGGGTCACTGCCCAGCGCGGTACGGATGATCTCATAGGCTTCCTGCCGGGTGGCCGCGGTCACACTGGCATTGCTGCCAAAGGTGACGCTGTAGCCGTCGTTGGAGACGCTTGCAGCACCCGGCACAGCGCCCGCCGCAGACGCAGCGGCCAACAGTCCGATGATCTGCGTGCAGGCATCCGCCAATGCTTCCCGGCAGGCCTCACACCCGGCGGCATGGTTCTCCGCCCGGCCAAAGGTGGCGGCATCGATCATGCGGGAAGCCCGGCTGCACAGCACCCCGAAGGCCGCTTCCGGCACCGTGCCGCCCGCCGTGAGGTATTCGTCGTAGGTACAGTACAGCATGGCGGCTCCTTACGCTGCGACGGCAGCGGCGGTCAGGAACGCGAACGGAACCTTGGAGCGGTCGGCATTCAGGCGGGTTGCAGGGTTCGGCAGTGCCCAGCCCATGCGCATGACCACACGCAGGGCCACCATATCCTGCTGGGCGAGGTTGTAAACGATCTCCTTGGTGGAAGGATCCTGAATAACGCCCTGATCCAGCAGCTTCACGGTGACATCCTGACGGATGGAGTACACCAGCTTCTTGAAGTTGCCTGCGATCAGCTGGGCCTTAGAAGCATCAAAGCCGCCGTTCTCCGGGAAGTACATCGGGGCACCGTCCAGCGCGTAGGTGGTTGCACCCTGCATATCGGAACGGAACAGAGGACGGCCCGTGGTATCCACAAGGCCGCGCAGTTCTGCCTTTGCGGTCAGATCGCCGACCACGGCATCCACACCAAAGCCGCCAGCCTCAACCTTGGAGAACAGACCGTCCTTGCCCAGCAGCTTTGCGTAGTCGATGGGGCCGGTGACTTTGTTCTTGGCCGCAAGGGTCAGAACATCGGTCGTCCACTCGGTGGGGCGCTCGCCGCCGAACAGGATGGCGTTGTCGATTTTTGCGCCCATGGCTTCCCGGACGCGGGGCTGTACCTCGCCCATGATGTCAAAGCTGGAATCTGCCAGCACAGCTTCGGGCACGGGCACAATGACGGCCAGCTCTGCGGCGGTCATATAGACATTGTCCCATTCCTGCTTGCTGGTCTTTTTCATGCCGGTGTCACCGTTGACCCAGTAAGCCAGCGGCAGCATGGACAGCACGGGGATCTTGGTCTGGTTAGAGGTCATATTGGCAAGGCGGGTGCCCAGCTGCATGACGGTGGAGCTTTTGGGCACGTCCTGCTGGATGGTGTTCACCAGCTGCTCCCGGATCAGGGCCTCAGCCTTATTGCGAGCGATTGCATCAATAGCCATAAGAATCAACCTTTCTGGCCGAACGCTGCGCGGAATGCAGCATTTGCGGCCTCATGTGTGTTTGCGGGCTGGCCGGGTGCGCCGGTCGCCGATGCGGAAAAACGTGCCATGCCGCCGTCCGGCAGGATAGCACTGGGATCACTCTCTTTGAAAGCCTTGACATAATCATCAAAGCCCAGAATCTCGCCGTCCTTCATGGCAAAATTCTGGGACTTGGCATCTGTCAGAAATGTCTTGCGGGCACTCTCGCTGGAAAATTTCAGGCCGGATGCCTTGCGTTCCAGAGCGTAGCCCTTTTCGAGGGCAGCGATCTGAGCCGCAGCATCGGCCTTGGCCTGCTCGGCCTTGGCCTTCCACTCAGGGTCGTAGCCTTCCAGTTTGCTGTTTGCAGTGGACAGCTGTTCGGTCAGGGTGGTTTTCTCGGCCTTGAGGGTGGTGATCTCGTTCACCTTGGCCGTGATATCCGCGCCATGCAGGTTCATGATGCTGTCCAGCTGGTCCGAGGTGATACCCGGAATGATCTTGCTCACATCTTCGCGTTTCACTTGCGATGTGCTCCTTTCTTTTGTCTGTTGGGTGGATAAGTCCCTGCTGTTTTGTATCGCGGTTCTCATTCCGCACGGGACAAGACGGGGTACGCGCCGCCTTCCGCTGTGGTGCCGCTTGCGGGAGTTGAACCCGCCACCCCCGGATTAAAAGTCCGGTGCTCTGCCAACATGAGCTAAAACGGCATGAAAAAACCACTATGAAGCCTTTTTTCGGGGCACATAGTGGTTAAAATGGGGAATTTCCGTGAATGACTTTTACGGCTTGACCTCTACGCTCGGCAGTACGTCCGTGTGGAAATAGAGCTTGTAGTGGTAGGGGTCGGTATGGGTGCCGGTGATGTCCTCCACCACATACATGGTGTAGTCGTTCAGATAGATGTAGTTCTTGCGGTAGGAATCCGGGCCGACCTTCACCGTGCAGACAAGCTCATTGTTTGAGTTGTTGGAGATGGACATGTAGCCCTCGGCTTCCATGATCACCTTGTCGGTGCGGGCGTTGTAGACGGTGATCTTGCGCTCACTCTCGAAGTAATCTGCCTGCTTGGAGATGTTGTAGTTGGCCTTTTCGGCTTCGCTGGAACAGCCACACAGCAGAATGGATGTGGCCAGCGCAAGGGCGAGAAGAATCTTTTTCATGGTTCGTTCCTTTCTGTAAAAATGGGCAAAAGAAAACCACCGTCCGGGTGGATGGTGGTTAAGGTTATTCGATGCCGGGCGGGAGCTTTCCAAGTTCTTTCAAAATACTGTAGCAGTCACGAGCATACATCTGACGGTGTACAGTTCTGTCCCACCCATCGTAAAATGAGTTGCAAATATCGTCATATGCCGGGTCTATAGGAGTTTCCAGAAGAACCTGCTGCATTTCCCTGACTTCCTGTTCTGTGTAAGAAGGTTTATTCGTAGAATTTGGCACCATTTTTCTGCAACTCCTTTATGCAGTCCGAAATAACCCCTTCTGCCTTTTCAAGAACCTGTTCATCCGTCAGCGTGGACTTGAGCAATTCATCAATTGCGCAATCCATTTTCCGAATGGCCTGTTTCGCGGAGCTTTCTTGAAAAGTAGAAGTCTTTTCGATTGCGTAAATATGCCCATCATGCCCAAGAGCAGTAAGCAACTTCAAATTTGCGTTTCGCGTAAATTGCCGCAGATCACCATTTGAAAAGCTACCGCATGCAGGATGGGTATGAATCGCAATATAGGGTACATCCGGGTTTGGTAGCTGAACAGAATGACCATCCGGCAAGCCGATGATATCTTTCGTCAGCGGCTTCATCTTGATGTCGAACACCCTGCCCACTTCAACATTTTCCGGCTGCTTTGAAGCGACCATGAGAAGGCGCTTGTGGGCGTTTTTCAGCTGTTGCTGCCCGGCGGCATCCAGTGTGTCACAGCTGAACGCCTTAACATTTGCGATTGACTGCATTGTAACAGGTTTCGCCTTTGTGTTCAAGCTGCTGTATGTAGAGGATGCCTTCCGCACCTGTGCGCTTGCTCTGCTGGCTTCGCTCCTGCCGAACTTCGGCACGCTGACACGGGCGCTGTCCACACGGCCACCCGTGGCCTGTGCAAACTCTGCAAGGCTCTGTCGGGCCGCTTTCAGGTGCATAGCGCTGTCGGTGGTGTCCAGCCCGGCAGCATCCTCGGCCAGATACCGCTTTTTCCAGCGGCGGACGTTCCGCTCCCGGGCACGCTGCATCTGGGATATCTCGTAGGCGGTGTACTTTTTGCCGTTCCACTCGATGTCCCTAGCGTTCAGCTCCCGCAGCTGCTCCTGCGTCCATTGGGGCGGGTCGCCCAGCCCCGGGAACACCGCAAAAAAGGTGTGGCGGCAGTTCCAGCCGCACAGGCCTGCGCCGGTGCCGTAGCCGGTGGCGGCTTCAAAATCCGGGTAGCGCCTGCCCTTGTAATCCACTGCCCCACCGCGATGGAAGCGCCGTCCCTGCCACTCAGCGTGGGAAGGTCGTGCCCCGCCGTGGGCGGTGGTCTCGAAGAACTCCACGCCCATCTCGTCGGCGCGGGCCACCTGCAGCTTGCCAGTCGTCTGGTTCACACCGGTGAGCACGGCACGCCGCGCGGCCACCTCGATGCTGTCCTTGTGGCCGCTGGGGTATGTGACCATTGGCATGTCGTCTGCAAGGCTGTCCACGGCCTGTTTCACGGCGGTTTTGTAGTCAAAGGCACCGGTGCTCACCTTGAACCATGCAGCGTCCAGCGTGCGCTCAAAGGCCCCTGTGACGGTGTTTGCCGTGGTGGCGGTCAGATTCTGCCATGTGCCGCAGGTCTGCCGCGCACCGGCATCCAGCAAATTGTTCAGGGCGGCGCTCTCTTCAAAGGGGGTCGGCTCCATGTCGTAGTGGTAATAGATTGCATCTTCCCGCTCCATGGCTTCGGTGGCGGCCTGCAAAAGCAGCTTGCGGATGGCCGTTTCGCTCTTTCCGGTGTACTTCGCCAGCAGCTTCACCACGTCGTTGCGCAGCGCCTCGGTCTGCTGGTAGCGCCACAGCTGCCAGTTTGCGGTGGGGGTCACTTTGTCCATCTTGCCGATGCGCCGGGCCACGTCCCGCAGGATATCATCCTCGACCTGCTGCCAGAGCTGCACAAAGGCATCCGGCATCCGGTCAAGATAGCTCGGCGGCAGCATCAGGCACCCCCGAAGGTGAGGGCTTCAGGGCTGCGGTTCTCGGCATCCGCTTCGGCGGCAATGGCCTTGGCATCGTCCTCGCTGTAGCCCTCAAACTCCACCAGATACCGCCAGAACGGGAACTTGCCTGCGGTAACGTAGCCCCAATACATCTGCTTGCGCTCTTTGGGGTCGGAGATGATGCTATCGTCAAAGTCAAAGGTCACGTTGCAGTCGCCCGGCGGGGAAACGGCTGCGCCGCTGTTCCACTGGGCATCCAGCAGCTTGCTGATGGAGTATACCAGATCGGTCAGCGCATTGCCCAGCGCCCGCTGCAGATCCTTGACGGTAGTGTAGCTGCGCTGCTTGCTGCTCCTGATCTCCTCGGCGGTCTTGTCCACGTTCTGCGGGTCGGACAGGGTGCCGTAGGCAAGGCCGCACTGGAACTCCACCCGCTTGAGCATGGCATCCATCCCCCGACGATAACTTTCATCGCGCAGGGCAGGGGCAAACACCTCATAAAGGTTCCGGCCATTGGCCCCGGAACTGCCGTTCAACCAGTTGCGGTAAAGGCGCTGCTCACGCTGCGGCATAACGCTCTCGCCGTTGATGCCGGGCCGCAGGGCGGTCTGGTCAACGTCAAGGGCCAGCTGCCCGCCGTCATACTCCCACAGCAGCCGCCCATACTGTTCATCGGTATCATGGATGGTGTCAACAGCAGCGGCATAGACGCTCACGCCCAGCGGGGAGTGCCGATCAGTGGAATTGCCGCTGGACACTCTGAAATAGCCCCAGAGCGGGCGGTCTACACCGGAAAACTCAGTGTGTGGGGAAATCGCGGCCCACTCCGGCACATCGGTCAACGGGACCTCGATGCCGAGATCTGTACTGGTCATGGAGCGGAATGCCTTGACCGTGATGCTGTGCGTGCTGCCGGAAAACTCGTGATCTTCCAGACGGGTATAAATGCGGTTGCCGCGCACCAGATGGTCATAAAAAATAGCCCCGGTCATGCGGCCAGAGCTATCAAAGCGGGTAGGGCAGAAGCAGTCACCCTGCACAGCATCGATCTGGATGCGTCCCTCTGCATCGAGGAAAGGCCGGAACAGGATGCCGCCCAGCGCACAGCCGTATTCCACCGGGGTGCGCAGATCTGCAATGAAAGGCTGCAGCATGGTGTTGATGCTGTCGGCGCGGGCGCTGCCGGAAACAAGGCATTCCATTTCCAGCGTGGTCAGACGGGCCAGCTCCGATGCAACACTCTGGGCCAGCTTCAGGCTGTGCAGGGCGTTCTTGCCGCCGTGGCACCACGGCCCGCCGGTATCGTACATCTGCGCCCACAGGATGATCGCATTCTCCATGCTGTAGGACACGCTGGCGCTGACGGTGGTATTTTCACCGAACAGCAGCCGCGCTTTCTCCCGCAGCCAGAAAAGCAGTCTATCAAACATTATTTTCGTCTCCAGTCTGCCCAGCGGATCAGCGGGGCCAGTATCGTATAGCAGAAATAGCGGATGTCGTCCATGGCGTGGTCGTTCTCCTTCACGACGCGGTCCTCTTTGGCTTTGTCGTCCCACGAGTACAGGCCGAACTCCCGGCGGGATGCCGCGCAGCTCTCGTGAATGGTCACAAGCCCGGCCTGCATCAGGGATGCCACGCAGCGGATGCCGTTCAGCACGTCGTTATCAGCGGGGATCACAAGATACTTGCCGTGCCGCCGGATGGTCTCGATGAAGGAAGCGGCGGACGGGTCAACCACCACCGCCTGAATGTAATAGCCCTTGGTCAGGCGTTCCAGCTCGGCATAGTGTTCTTCGTCCGTGCGCTGCACACGCTCTGCACGGCTGTCAAAATAGCTTTCCTTGATTCGCAGGGCCTTGCCATCATGAATGACCCACAGGCCCATGCTGCAGGGGTTGTGGGTGCCGTAGTCGATGGACACGTAAAACTGCCCATCGATGTGGGAAGCATCACCGTGAAAAAGGTAGGTGTCCTGCCCGGCGGAGAAGAAAGGGTATACAAGGCCCTCGGCAGCTTTCCTTTTTCCAAGGATGTCACGGGCATACCAGACCGTGCTGCGGTCGTAGGTTGCAAGCACAGCCCGGAGCTGGTCGTCCGAAATGCTCATGTTATCGGCAATTGTGAAATGCCCATAGTTGAAGCCGTATTCTGGGTTCTCGTTCTGCTTCTTTTCGTGCAGATTCAGGATATTTTCATAGTACCAGTGACCCTCTGCCTTGGGATTCAGGTCGTGAAATACCTTTCTGTCCGGGCTGGACAGGGTACGGTCGAATACTTCCTTGATGAAAGTTTCGCTGCATTCATTGGCTTCGGTGATGTACGCGGTGCCGTAGGTGTTGCCCTTGATCAACTTTTCGTCACCGGCTTTGCCACCACCGGACACCAGCACCACCTTTTCACCGGTGGCAGTCTGGATGTACAGACAGTCGCGGTTCTGGTAGGTGCCCTCACGGCAGCGGCCCTCAAAATAGTTTTTCAGGCCGAAGCCGTCACAGTCCAGAATGTTCAGCCTGGCCGTCGCAGTGGATACGCCCGCAATGAGGTGTATTCTGCTGGGATGCTTTTCCAGAATGGTGCAGTAGGCCATAGTAATAAGCACGTTCTTGCCGCCGCGTTTGCCGCCCTCAGCCACATTGAACCAGTGGTCGAAGCAGTTCCAGAAGAAACGCATCTGGTTTTGTGAAAAAGGTGCAGGTATGTTCATGTCTCAAAGTCCTTGATGTCACGGTCTGGCACAGGGTGCTGCAGCAGATCAGCAAGGGTCTGCATGTCGTTATTTTGAGCAGCGGCATTTTCTTTTTCGGATGCGTCTTTGTACATGCCCAGATGCTTGCCCAACAGGTCAAGTGCTCGGAGCTTATCTGCAAGTTTGACCTCGTGTTCCAAACCGTCCTCGCCAAAGCTCTTGACCTTGATGGACTGGATTGCGGCCAGATCATCCCGGGAGGCATCCAGTTTGACAGAAGCAGTCTCCGGGTCGATCAGGTCGCTGGCGTTGGCAAATGCAATCTTGGCAAGCTCTCGAACGACACGATCAGCAGATACACCGGTCCGGCGGCTCTGCTCAGCCTGCAGCTGGGCAATGCGATTTTTAATGCTAACATTTGCTAACAGCCGGGGTGCCTGTTCTCTTGCGGTTTTGGGGCTGTATCCGGCGCGGATGGCCGCTTGAGTGGCGTTCAGGTCGATCATATATTCTTCACAGAAACGATCCTGCTTGTCGGTCATCCTCACCACCTCTCTTGCCGTAAAATCAAAAAGCCGCCCGGATGGACGGCTTGGGAATATCAAAAAAGCCAGCACGTTTCCATGCTGGCGGTTGACGCACATCCTGCCGGGAAACTTCACAAACCGGCTTGCGGATTCTGTGACCTCCGTTGTGTGCAGAGTCTGCTCGGGCTGGTAAGGAGGTCAACCACCACTCTGCACACAGCCACGAGCGGGCATGTCGGCCCATGCGTCAGGCGTTTGCCGTGACGGGGCACGGCATTGTGGAGCCGCCCTTGGAATCGAACCAGCCGTGTCTACACACACGCGCCGCGCTCCAAATTGCGCTCAGGCGGCATAATAGAAGCAGCCCGCGCACCGTGCTGTCGAGCAGCGGGGACACGGTGCGGAGACTGCGTAGGGTATCGGAGAGCCTTTCGGCTTTGCCGATGGTACCATGTTACACCATGAAATACTGCAATCGCAATGCAATGACAGTGTAATGTTTTTCAAAGGGGCAGCTGTGCCATTGCTTTGCGCCGCAGAACATAGATCATGCTGAGAGAGTAATTCGTATCATGGGCGATCTGTTCCCATGTCTTGCCTTCGAGGTAGTAGTCTTTCAGAATGTGGTATTTCCAGAAATCCTCCAGCTGCTGCAAAGCTTCGTCGATCTCTTCATACAGGGCATCACACTCGGCCAGCTGAAAAGTTACCTGATGCTCCAGATCGTCCGTCCGCTCCACCGCGCGGGCAAGGCTCTGGCCGTCACCGTTGCCGCTGGGGGTAAGGCTGAAATTCTGTGTGGTATGTCTGGCAGCGGTCCGTGCTTCTTCTAACCGGTTACAAAGCTGTTCCAGCAGCTTCTGAGCATCCCGGTACCTCCAGAGCCATGCCTTTTTCTCTTCGTAGGTCATTGGGCATCATCCTCTCACATAAATCATCACGGCGGCAAATGTCCAAAGTAGCAGAAAAAGCAGCACGCCCAGAATGACCGGATGATTTTCCAGCAAAATCATTAAGCCATAGAGTGCGGCGACAACTGCGCCGATAACACAAAGAACCAAGAAGCTGATAAGAATTGCCATTCCAATTGTCATTACAGTTCCTCCACCCGGACGAACACGCCGCAGGGGTCCGACCAGAATTTTTCCACGATCTCGCTGCACACCTGCGCGTCATCGGCCCAGAAGTGCAGGCGGGTCATTTCGTCCTTGAGGGCCTTTTCCAGATTATCGGTGTCCGGCTTTGTGGTGCGCCAGCTGCCGCTTTTGCGGCCCTCGGCGGGGAAGCACCACTTGACCAGCAGACGCACCGGACGGCCTGCGGAGATGGGATTTTCCGGCGCGTGGGGTGCCAGATGGGCGTGGAGCTTGGCACGGGTCTGTTTCAGTTCCGGGCTGTCGTGGAGCACCGCGTGCGGCTGCCCGCCCTTCATGTAGGCGTGCAGCTGCTTTGCGTTGTGTGTGGTGGTGGGCGGCTGCATGGGGATAAAGAATTGCATGTACATGGGGTTCACCTCGTTTTTTCTTTTTTTCAGGTTTTAGCGCCAACGTGATGGGGAGGGTCCCCGAATGGATGGGGGCTGTGTACGCCCCATCCTTCGGGAGACCCCATCACAATTGCAGTTGCAGTTTTAGCTATTATATATAGGCTATTTTGCACTGCAAAATCTGCAGTTATAGCGGCTATAACTGCAAAATTGCAGTTTTTCGTGTCGTGCAAAATAGCGGCTATTTCTGCATTTTTACAACAAATTGTAATTAGGCTTATTACGGCTTGTTTAACCTGCGCTGCCGGGCTCCTTGCGGCCCACTTTCTCGCCATCGATCCAGAACCGTCCGTCATCTTTCAGCCGCGTCTTGATGGTGCGGGGCTTCAGATCCATGTATTCAGCCAGCGCATAGACGGTAACTTCGCCATCCATCATGCAGGCTTCAAAGGCGGTGTCCAGTTCGGCCTTTTTGTCCTTGGTCACCTTGCCTTTATCGCCCCAGCGCTTGGCGGCACCGCGGCTGCCCAGCGTTTTGAAATCGCTGTCCGGCTGCAGGTCCTCCAGCAGGCCGCTGTCCGGCTTGTGCACAGGGTAATCGAACCAGAGGTTCACCGGGTCGAAGCGGGCAAACTCGCGCAGGGTGCCCTCGATGCGCCATGCGGTCATGCCGTCGGCCTTTTTCTCAGCAGCCGCGACCTCGGCATCGATGGCCCGCAGATCTGCAAGGCCCAGTTTTTCCTTTGCGATGGTCAGCATCCGGTGGCGGCTAAGGGTATCATCCAAGCCGTAGGCATCCGCATGACCGCGTTTGTCCAACATGGCCTTGATTACGCGGCAGGCGGCTTTGTTATGGAGCTGCTCCCGGATGGCATCGGTGGGCACCAGCTCGGTCATGTCCAGCATGGCATCCGGGTCGCGGGCGAACACGCCGGAGCCGGATGCGCGGTCCATGCTGCGCTTGCCGCCCTGGGCACCTTTGCTGTGGTGATGGGCATAAATTACAGCACAGTCCAGTTCATGGCATACCTTATCGAACTGGCCGCAGAACTTCGCCATTTGCTCTGCAGAGTTTTCATCACCGGTCAGCACCTTATAGATAGGGTCGAAGATGATTGCCGTGAAGCCCTGCTTTTTTGCCCGGCGGATTAACTTTGGAGCTAATTTGTCAAGCTGCACCGGAATGCCGCGCAAGTCCCAGATGGCGATCTGGTTAAAATGTGCTGGAGGGAGGCCAAGTGCATTGTAAACATCCTGAAACCGGTGCATACAGGAATCCGGGTCGAGTTCCAGATTTAGATACAGAACTTTTCCCTGTGCACAGTTAAAATGCCCCAGCCATGTGGTGCCCTCAGCAATGGCGATGCACAGCTCGATCAAAGCAAAACTTTTGCCGGCTTTTGAAGGGCCTGCAATCATCATCTTGTGGCCTTTTCGCAGCACATTTTCAATGAGCGGTTCGCGCAGCGGGCGGATATTGGAAAAATCGTTGCTGGTGTGCCAGTCGGGCAGATCATCCGTTTCCGCTTCCAGCCAGTCACGCCATTCATCCCAGCAGGATCTGCCGATGTTGGTTTCCAGCAGCACCTGCCGTTTGTCACCGCGCAGGATGCCGGGCATCCGGGAAAGGCGGGAAGGGTTGCGGTTCTGCTGGTCGATGGTCAGGCCGTTTTTCTGGCAGGCGGCATAGAGATAATCCACGCGCTTGCGGTACTCGGCGTAGTCCGGGGCATCCACCTTCACGATGGCGTGGACGCTCTTGCCGCCGGAGTAGACCAGCGCCGCACAGGGCAGTTCCAGCTGCTTGATGATAGCCTGCTGCTTGCCCAGCTCCATGTTGTCGCACTCCACGAGGGCATAGCGGTAGGCAGTAATATTGGCATCCTTGCGTCCGGTGCCGTCCACAGGGTTGAAGCAGATCCATGCACCTACTTCAGGATCACAGTCGCCCACCACCTTGCCGAGGTCGCCGCCGCAGGCATCCAGCTCGGTGATGAGCTGCCCTGCGGTGCGGGTCCAGCTGCCTTTTGCAGGGCGGCGGCGGTCGGCGGCCATAAAGCTTTCGGTCACATAGGCCACATATTCATCCGGCTCAAACAGGGCTTGCAGGTAGCGCTTGAGCTGGTCGGCGGGGTGCCACTCTGCGGGCAAAGTCAGCTCGTGGGCTTCCACCCAGCGCGGGTCTACCAGACGGCCCTCGGTTTGTGTGCTGGTGCCGGCAGAAATATCATCGTTCCAGTCCAGAGCGTGGCCTGCGGGGCCGCTCCATCCGTGGGAGTAGGCCAGTTGGAAAATGCTGCTTGCGGTGACGGGGCTGGCCCCGCCGCCGTGAAAGCTTTCCCATTTCTTGACGCACTCGCCCTTATGATAGCGGCCCGCATCGCGTGTGCTCCACTGTTCCCAGATGGTAACGGGCAGACCAGCATCCTTCAGTGCCATGCCCACCATGAGCCATTCGTCATAGGTCAGGGCGGACGGGGATACGAAGTCCAATGCTTCCTTGAGTTCATTTTCATGTTCCATTCGCGTTACCATCCGAAGTCAATGTCTGATGTGGGCGGCTCCTGTGCAGGAGTGTAAGTCTTTGGGTTCACGCCCTTGGGCACGCCGCGCCAGCCGCCTGCCGCAATGCGGTCGATCATGTGTTTGGCTGCATCGAAGCTCCACGTGCCCACGCTCTGGAAACCGTAACGTTCCAGCACGCGGATCTGCTTGGGTGTGGTCAGCCCTTCGGCACGGCGTTTGTTCAGCCGGTCCAGCAGCAGGGAAGCCTTACCAGCAGATTCTACAGCGTCCGGCAGGATGCCCATTTTTTCAAGAGCAGCAGTCTGTTCCGCGCTGGGCGGGCCTGCTTCCCAGCCAAAGGCCGGCACATATCCGGCAAGGTCTTCAGCCTGAATGCTCATTTCGTACTGCAGCGGGTCCACGAGACGGGCTTTTTTGCGGCGCTGTTCTTCCAGCTGTTTTGCAAGTGCTTCTTCCCGCTGGGCCACCACGTCCTCGCTGGCCTGCACGGCTGCTTCCTCGATGTCCTCCGGGCATCCGGTCTGGGCCAGATTTTCGGTCATCTGCCGGGCCACGGCGCGATCCTCACAGACCAGATCTGCCGGGCGGCAGAGCTCGTGCTTGTCGGTCATCCACAAAAAATCCAGCAAAAGCAGATCGCTCTTGCCCGGGGAGAGCCGGGTGCCGCGCCCTACCATCTGACTGTACAGGCTGCGCACCTTGGTGGGCCGCAGTACCACAACGCAGTCCACGCTGGGGCAGTCCCAGCCCTCGGTGAGCAGCATGGAGTTACACAGCACGTTGTATTTGCCTGCATCGAAATCGGCCAGCACTTCCTTGCGGTCGGTGCTCTGGCCGTTGACCTCGGCGGCACGGAATCCATGGGAGTTCAGCAGGTCGCGGAACTTCTGGCTGGTCTTGATGAGGGGCAGGAATACGACTGTTTTGCGGCCTTTGCAGCGCTGGGCCATCTCGGCGGCGATCTGTTCCAGATAGGGGTCCAGCGCCGTGCCGAGGTCTCCCACGGCGTAGTCCCCGCCGCTCATGGTGACAGAAGAAATGTCCAGCTTCAGGGGGATGGTCTGGGCCATGATCCTGCACAGATAACCCTCCTTGATGGCATCAGTCAGCTTGTACTCAAAGGCAAGGCTGTCGAACACCTCGCCCAGATTACGCATGTCACCGCGATCCGGCGTGGCGGTGACGCCCAGCACCTTGGCACTGCCGAAGTAGTCGAGGATGCGGCGGTAGCCGTCGGTGATGGCGTGGTGCGCTTCGTCGATGATGATAGTGCCAAAGTAATCATGAGGAAAGCGTTCCAGCCGGGCGGTGCGCTGCAGGGTCTGCACGCTGCCCACGACAACGCGGAACCATGTATTCAGACAGGTGGCATCGGCCTTTTCCACCGCGCTGACAAGGCCGGTGGAGCGCTGCAGCTTGTCCGCTGCCTGTTCCAGCAGCTCACCGCGATGGGCCAGAATGAGCACCCGGTCACCGGCGCGCACCTGATCGGCAGCTACCGATGCAAACACGATGGTCTTGCCGGTGCCGGTAGGCAGCACCAACAGGGTGCGGGTGTGGCCGTTCTCCCACTCGGCATGAATGTGGTCGCGGGCCTGCTGCTGGTAGGGTCTCAGTTCCTGCCCCATCAGAATGCCCCCTGCGTCCAGCCCTGAGTGGGTGCGGCCTTGGGTTCCGGCGGCGGCAGGAAGCGCGCCACCTCGTTGCTCTGGCCGGTCTCACCCGCGTGGGGGCCGCTCTGCTTGGTGTACTCGTGGACACCCAGTTTGCAGATGCCTTTGGCACCCACGACCTCGTTCCAGCGGGGGCGGAAGGTCTCGCCGCGCTTGCACTGACCGATGCTCTCAAAGAAAGCGCCCAGCAGGCCCTGCGTTTTGGTGTGGAGATACAGGCGGTGGGTCACGGTAGTGTCGCCCTTGGCCCCGCCGAAGATCTTCAGGGTCAGCTTTGCCATGGAGCAGGGCGGCAGCTTGGCGCTGCCATCAAAGCGGGCACGCTCCATGCCGGTGACTTCGAAGGGGTAATCGCCCTCGGGCAGGAGCACGAACTCCTGCTGTTCGTTGGTAAATTCGTCGTCCCAGCTCAGGGCGCGGTCGGTGGTATTCATGTCGTTCATAAGTAATTACTCCTTTATTATAAAACTCCTTCAGTCACGCTTACACGTGCCAGCTCCCTCCGTGAGGGAGCCTGTTAAAACGGGATATCACGGTTATCCAGCACCATCTGGAACACCTGCGGCCATGCGGCGATCAGACAGCCCTCCACAAAGTCAGCAGGGTAGTCCTTGATGGGCATATCCTCCGGGAAATAGCCCCGTTTGCCCACAACGCCCTGCAGCTCTTCACAGCTGACCTTGTTGGCGCTCATCAGAGCGGCCAGCTTTTCCGGCACGCCCAGACTGAGCAGAACATTTTTCTCGTAGCTTTCCTGCAGCGGTGCGGGCTGCGGCTGAGCCATCGGCTTTGCTTCCTGCTGCGGGCTGGGCAGGATGTCGGCTTCCGGCTGGGAACGCGGCTGCGGTTCCGGTTTCGGTGCCTGTGCAGACATTGCGCCGGGGATGCAGGCGGCAATGCTGGCATAGTCAAAGGGTACTTCCTCCGGCAGGTCAAAGCGGTTTTTGGCATCCCAGCAGGGGTGATGCGCGGTGTACAGTACACGCCTGCCGCCGCTGGCCTTGCTCTTGGCGTTCTTGCCGTCGCCCACCTTTTCCACAACGGTCTTGTAGTTGGCGAACAGCAGCATATCGCACCACTCGCGCAGCAGCGGGGCCACCTGTTTGGAAGTTTTCATGCTCCAGCGGTCGTAGTTGCCCACGGCATCCGGCTGCTCAAATTTGGTAATAGCGGCATGGGCCAGCACCACCACGTTGTGCCCGGCCTGCAGCACCTCTTCCAAAGCGTCCAGCAGCTTGCCGAACTCTTCCTTAACATAGGTGTAGCCCTTGCCGTAGCCGAAATCTTCGATGCCGTTCACCTTGGCTTTGGCACACACGGCCTGAATGCACAGGCGTTCAGCCCAGTCGGCGGTGTCGATGACCAGCGTGCCGCAGGGGATGCTGCCCTTGCGCACCTCGGCCACCTCATCCAGCAGCATGGCCCAGCTGGTGGGCTGGGGCAGGCGCTTGACGTTCAGCCGCTTGGTGCCGCCCTCGGTGTCGATGAAAACAGGATCCGGGAAATGGGATGCAAAGGTGGATTTGCCGATGCCCTCCGGGCCGTACAGCACGGTCTTGACCGGGGAATCCTGCACCCCGGCAGTGACTGCATACTTACTCATTTAGAACGCTCCTTTCGTCCAGCTTTTCTGCTGGGGCTTTTCGGTGACGGGCGGCAGGGAAGTTTCGGCATCCTTCACCATGCCGTCCTCAATGATGATCTGGCATTCACTGCCAGTGGAGACCCGGGTGGCAATGGCCTGCAGGTGTTCTGCTTCCAGCCATGCGGAAAACTCCTGCAGGGTGGTCATGTCCATCTGTTCCAGCTTGTCCAGCAGCACAAAACCGCAGTCCGGGTTCAGGCGGCGGACGATGGCAGCGGCCACCCGCAGCTGGTCGCTGCCGGACATGTCCCGCCAGTGCTTACCGTTATAAGTAAGGGCACCGTCCTCTACGCCAAGGCCCGGCAGGGGCAGGTCGGCACCGTTCAGCAGGGCCATACGGTCGGCACGCTTCTGCGTGATGGCTTCGGTCAGGCGCTTATATTCACTGTCATACTGGGCGGCTTCGTCCTCGGCGCGGGATTTTTCGAGGTTGGCGCGGACTTTGCGGTTGGTCTCTTCGATGTCCCGGATGGACGCTTCCAGTTCGGCGGTGGATTCGTCCTGAAGCTGGGCGACGGTCTTTTGAGCGGTTTTCCGCTGATTGAACAGACGGGTGTGCTTGGCGTCGAGCTCCTGATACTGTTGTTCCAGCTCGGCAATGCGTTCACGGGTGCGTTTCAGTTCGGCCACACACTGCTGCTCCTGACGCTCAAGCTCTGTGTACTGTGCCCGCAGACGCTGATTCTCGCCGTTGCGGGCCAGAATTTCCTGCTGCTGGCGGATGAGGTCGGAGGCGCTGACCGGCTCCTCCGGGGCATCCGGGTAGGAGATCAGCTCTTCGGCAAAGTGCTTTTTCTGCGCGGCCAGCTGGCCGGTGAAGGTGCGCTTGTCGTACAGGGCTTTGATCTCCATGTCACGGGTGTGCAGCTCGGTGCCGATGCCGATGATCCGCAGCAGGATGTCGGCTTTCTCCTTGTCGGATGCTTCCATGAAGCGGGGCAGATCCAGCGCCAGCGGCTCCACAAAGGCGTTCAGCAACTGCTGCCCGCTGCGCCGCCCGGTGGGGTCAGTGACGGTCAGACTGGCATTCTTGCCCTTGCGTTCCACCACCACACCGTTGGAAAGCTTGACCTTCAGATGCGCCGGAGCCACTGCGCCGTCCCGCTGGGCAGCGTCCGGGCGGAAACGGTCGCCGCCGAGGGCCCATGCCAGAGCGTCCAGCACGCTGGTCTTGCCCTGATTGTTGTTGCCGCCCACGATGGTCAGGCCAGTGGGCGACGGCGTGAGTGCAACGGCCTTGATGCGTTTGACGTTTTCGGCCTCTAAGGCCATGATCTTTACAGACATGCGGATACCTCCCCTTGAGCGGATGCGAGTGTGTGAACGAACTGGTTGATCGCGGTCTCCCGCTGGTCGTTCGGCAGTTTGCGGAACTGCATTTTGGCGGACTGAACGATGCTTGTGATGGAGCGCCCGGCCAGAATGATGCTGTCGTAGGCATCGCGGGCATCCTGTTCCTGCTGTGCCTTATAGTCCGCAGTCATTCCGGCCGCAATCTCGTAAGCTTTTTCGCCTGCCCGCCGGTCTACCTCTTCCTCATCCACCACGGCGGCGATGGGCTGCTTTTTCAGGGCCGCATTTTCTTCCTGAAGCTTGTCGGCCCGGAGCTTGGCCGCTTCGGCCACCTGCCGGGAGCCGGAAAGCTGGCCCTCGGCGTTCTTGGCCCGGGCTTCGGCCTTGTCGCGTTCCGCTTCGGCTTTCTGGCGCTGGAGGTTGGCCGCAATGCGGCTCTCGTCTGCATCGTGGTAGCTCTGCTGGAGCTTGGCGTTCTGCTCTTTCAGGCCGCTGATGTCGGCAAGGGCGGATTCATAGCGGCTTTCTGCTTCTTCCCGCCTTTCCGCGTCCTTAGAGGTCTGGGCTTCGGCGCTTTTTACCAGCTCCTTGAAATAGGCATTTTCCTTGCGGGCGTTCTGAGCGGACTTCTCGGCGGCGTCGGCGCGGTCTTTCTCGGCTTTGAGTTGGGCCAGCAGCTCCTGCACCCGCTGGCTGTCTCCGGCGGCTGCGGTGAGCTGTTCAGCGCAGCCGGAGCGGGCGATCAGGTTCAGGTCTTTGCGGGAGATGGACGGCAGTAATTTTAAATCCGCAACTGTTGCGGATTTAAAAGCATCTCCGTTCTGGGTCATGGTTCGGGCGCTGCCCTCGCTCATGCCCTTGCTCTCATACCACTTTGTCCATGTGCCGCCGCCATAGCGGCCAGCCTTGGCCGTCAGGGCGTGCATTTTGGCAACGTAGATGCAGGAAATGAGGTATTCATCCTGTGCGATGCCGTAGTGCAGATCGAACTGCTGATCGGTCTCCACGGCCTGTTCGGACAGGTCGCCCAGAGCGGAAAAGTCAAAGGCATGGGCTGCGGCAAGTTCTTCGCTCATACCCTCACCTCCGTGTCCTTGAGGCGGTCCAGCATCTCGGCCTGCAGGGCCTTGTTCAGGGGCTGGATGTTGTTGCTTTTCCAGCCGTAGCAGAGGATGGGTCCGTAAAGCTGACGGCCCCGGTACGTCCGATTCAGCAGGCTGGCGGGCTGGATGGGGCCATCGTACCGGCCCACGAACAGCACCGCCGGGGTGCGGGGCAGTACGATCATCTCACTGCGGGTGCCCAGCCGGTTCTCAATGGCCCACAGGCTGTCCGGCAGGGTGGTGACTACCGGCTCTTTGCCCGGTTCGATCAAAATTCCTTTCATTGTAAAACCTCCGATTTTGTGATATCATCGGGGTGATGAAGTCGTTCAAACTCATCATCCCTTGCAGCTCGTCGGTGTTGGCGCACCGGCGGGCTTTTTTCGTATAGTGCGTACCGGCGGCAGGCTGTCCACCTCGCTGCGGTCGATACGTTCCCGCGCAAATGTGTATTTGTAAGTTCGATGGCTGCCGCTGAGCCCATGGCTGACGGCAGACGCAAAGCTGTTCGCGCTCTTGTAGCCCAGCCGCCGGGCACACATCTCGGACGTGCCGGATGCCAGCAGATCGCCGGTCTTTGCGTCCCAGACGGTGTACCACATGACGCGGGCAGGTTTTTCATTATGCGCCCTGTAATCCCTGCAATATTGGTTGTGGCGCTCTCTGCGGCAGGAAGCGCAAAAGCGCAGGTTGCCAGCAACATTTTCCATCACCTTGCCGCAGTCCCAACAAACGCGGGTAAAGTGCTTTCCTTTATTCATGGGTGGTGTCAGCCCGCCTTCCTACCGCTCTTCACGGTGTTGCGGGGCTGCTGGTGCACCTTGCGGCGGCGTTTCTCACGTGCTTCGGCGGCAAAGCCCAGACGGGCAAAGAATACCGCCAGCAGGATCAGCACCATGGCCGTGATGAACGTGCCGTCCGAGACGGTGCCGCCGGTCTGGAAGCTGCCCTCCAGCCCCATGCCGTACAGCAGGCCCACAGCCCCGCTGGCCACGGCCAGCCAGTACCATACGCCGGATTTGATCTTCATTGGTGGGTTTCCTCCATTCTGTCCATAAGATCGGCGGCGGCTGTCATGATGTTGATGATTGTCTCTGCTGGGTCTTTGCTGTCCATACAGATTCCCGCGACCAATGCGGTGCAAAGAGCCGCTTGTTCCATCTGTGTGCCGCAGGCGTAAATTTTGGGGTTGCCATCCGATCCCAGCTGGATTTTCAACTGAGCGTTCGGGTTGATTTTCATGCTCCTACCTCCTGATAGTCAGTTGCGGGGCCGCAGCTGTCCAATGTCCATCCAATGACCGGGTGCCATTCGCCATCTGCAAAAATCTGCAGGCCGGTGTGGTTTTCGTCCTTGACCTGCCCGCCCAGCTGATAGCAGCCGGATGCCCGGCTTCCATCCCAGCGGAACCACTTGTTCCAGAACGTCGGTGCCACGTACGCGCATCCGTTGGGCGCGTCGGCCCGCTCGGATGCAAGGGTGTAAGGTTTGCTCATGCGGATTCTCCTTTCTCAACAGTAGGGAAGAACAGCTCCCCGATTTCATCCTGCGGGATATCAAGCGTCTTGCAAATTTCTGCGATCTCAGTGCTTGTCCAAGGCTGCTTCCCGTTCATCCGCTTGCTCATTGTGTCAGTTCCGATGCCGATTGCATTTGCAATCTCCTGATCCCGGAACCCGCAGCTGTGGAACCGGCCCCGCAGCTTCCAGTACGGAATCTGCCGGAAGGTGCCGCGAATGGTTGATGTGTTCAACATTTTATTCCTCCTTCTTGGCGGTCGGCAGCCCATCCAGCAGGCTGTCCATCAGGGCGGCGTAGAACGGGTAGCCTTTGGCAACGATGGTCAGGCTGTCAATGGCGCTGGTGAGGTAGCTCTGGGAGCCGCGCACCACGTTCTCCATGGTGCGCACCGTGTCGCAATGCTGGCCGTAAATGGCCTTGAACTCGCCGCACAGGGCCTTGACCTGCATGTACTTGGCCTTGCTGTCCTCGCGGTTCTTGCGGCACTCGTCCAGAAAAGCGGTGTTCTCGTCCAGTTTCTTCCGGGCTTCGATCACCCGGTCGATGGCGCTCTGAATGTTGGCATCCTGCACGGCCTGCTGCTCTTTGTGCTGCGCGGCCAGCTGCTTTTCCATCTGGTTGAAGGCCTCGATGTACTTGAGCTTCCACTGCACGGCTTCCTTGCCGGTAAAGCCCATGGCCAGCAGGGAAAAGCCGTCACGGTTCATCAGGTACATGGGGTACTTCTTGCCAGTGCCTGCGGTGTACTCGCTCTGGTAGAACATCTGGGTCACGGCGCAATTTTGCGCTGTGATACTCTTGATGGCGCGGAGTACGTCTTTGTGCTCTTTGCCGAAGCGCTTGGCGACGTCCCGGCTGGATGCTACCGGTTCGCCGTTCTGGGTGGATAAGATGATGTCGGTCATGGTGAAGATATACCTCCTTGTTGGTGGCTCCCTTCTGCGGTAGAATAGAGGGCAGAAGGGAGATGAGAAAATGTCGGAACTGGAAGATGCGATCCGCGATGCAGGCAAGGTGATTCTTGGCGGCAATGTCAATGCAGCTAAAACTGTGGCAGCATCTCAAGGCTCGAAACGCATCGTGGAAAATGCACAGGTGCGATCGTCTGAAGATCTGCACAAGTATGTGGAACGATACGAAGCCGACCAGAAAGAACAGGCGAAAGAAAACCGAGTGAACCGCTGGCTCACTGTTGCGTCACTGCTGATCGCTTTTGTCTCTATGGTCGCGGCCATCATCGCGATTGTCAGATGAAATCCCGAACGATTCGGATAATCAGAGCGACGAGGGTGACAAGCTGCATACAAATCGTAGCAATCAGAATCTTGGTTGTCGTCCTGGGAGTCCAGTCGTGCTTGCGGCTGGACTTTTTGTTGTTGTCCATGTGGTTCACCTCCTTTGAAATTACGTAAACGTAAGTTTACGCGAAAAAAATAGCATCGGTCTCCTGCGGAGTAAGATGCAGTGCGGCCCGGAACAACTGAATCTCATTTCGGGTGAAGTCGGACTGACCACCCATTTTACGGGACAGAGTTGCCGGATTGATGCCCATAATCTGGGCGGCGTCTTGAGTTCTTATGCCATGCTCGATACATTTGGCACGAAATAAATCGCGGTTGAACATTTGCTCACCTCCTTTGCGCAAGAACAGTATAACTCTTGCGTATACGTAAGTCAATACGAAAATGCAAGTTTTCTTTGGGAAATTGCAAAAACACATTGCAAAAACGCAATACAATGATATAATAAAGGCAGAAAGGAGCGTCAGATCATGGGGAATTATTTAGCTGACCGCCGAAAAGCTCTTGGGTTAACGCAAAAGGAAATCGCAGAGATGGTAGACGTTTCGGAAGCAACAGTCTCCCGCTGGGAAAGCGGTGAAATTGCTAATATGCGGCGTGACCGCATTGCAGCTTACGCGAAGGCACTAAAAACCACCCCAAGCTTTATTATGACAGGGGATAGTGTTGATAAAGAACTTCCAGCTGAAGCTACGCCATTTAATGCCCAGAACGTTGCCCCTCTGTTGGGCGCTGTCCGTGCAGGGATGCCAATGTATGCCGAGGAAAACATAGAGGATTACATTCCCATCCGGCAGACCGATGGTGCAAAGTATTTCTGGTTGAACATTCGCGGGGACAGCATGAATGCTGCCGGCATGGATGAAGGCGACCAGATCCTTGTACGTGAACAGCCGGAAGTGGAAAACGGCCAGCTGGCTGTGGTGATGGTCAACGGCAACGAAGCGACTGTAAAATACTTTCGGCGGGAAGGTGATCTCGTGATCCTGACCCCGAAGAGCTTTAATCCGATGCATCAAACGCAGATTTACGATTTGAAGAGGGTGCCTGTGCGGATTGCAGGATTGGTTGTGGAGTGCCGGAAGGTGTTCCGATAAAGGATGATACTATGGGATTTCTGAATTGGATGAAAAAAGCCACAAAGGTTATTGGAAAGATGGCAGAAGAAGCTGCCGAAGAACCGCTTGAAGAGAAAAGCAGTGCAAAGTGCTCTCAAGTTCCAAATCCTAACCACGACCCGTATCTTGAGAAATGGAATAACCGGAAGCCATCAAGAATTATAAATCTTGAAATGCCGGAGCTGACCTTCCAGACTCGATATGATTTTTCAAAAGTTCGTGGCTTTGACTTTGGAATGGAGAATAACCGGATTTCTATCTTTATCGATGGGAAAAATCAAAAAATTGCAAAAGAAGATATTTTGAAGCTAAACGCTTTTCTCTCACAAGGCTACAAAAAAGAAACAGATGTTCCGGAATTTCATATCGAAGCAGATAGTATTCGCTTTGAACCTTCTGAACGTGGGGGCGATGACTACACCCGATTATTTATGATGCCGCCAACTCCTACAGGGAAGAAGCCAAAGTATCCATTGAAAATGAGCTTTTGCTTAATGTCTCACGATGAACAGTGGAAGGTATCAAGCGGGAAAGGCAAGGAAATTTTTGGGCATATTTATTATTTGCAGGACGGTAATGTTGGTAAGGCAGAAGTGATTTGCTGGAAGCATCAGGGAAAGAAATCGTCTTACTTTGTATTTCATATTCGCCGCAGTTCCAATGAATTGCTTTTGTCTAAAATTGAAAAGCATATCAATTGCTTCAGCGAGTGTACTTGCACATAAGGACAAAGAAGGTGTAAACGAGGAGGAATTGTAAAATGCCAAAATGTAACCGATGCGGCCGGAAAGGCTTTTTTCTGAAGCTGACCAATGGCCTGTGTGCGAACTGTGCATCTACTGTCCGCATGGAACAGGAGCAGGCAGAACTGCAAGATAAGCTGGATAAGCTAAATGCGCAGCTGTCTGACCAGCAGGCTTTGTTTGACAAAATCTCTGCGGAAGCTCGTGCAGATGGAACGGCAAAGGCCAGAACGGAAAATGCAGAGCTGACAACCACGAAACTTCAACTTGAAGAGTGGATTCTTCAAAGTAAAAATCATCTTGACGAGCTCGCCAAGAAAGAAGAAAAGAGTCGCAAGAGTGCTGAAAACGCAGAGCAGAAGGTGCGTCGCAGCAAGGAACTGATCAAGGCAATCCAGCACGCAAGTGAAGTCTTTGGTACTGAGGACGAGCTGTCGTCTGTGGATGACCTGCTGAAGGATGCAGACTCCCTGATGCAGCCTACTGTGACCCTCACGCTCCAGTGTCTGGATATGAAGGAACTGCGGAAGCGGTATAGAGAAAACGAAAAGAGTATTCAGGCGACCTTTGAAAAATACAAGGATCGTTATACAACAAAAGCTAACATCACGATCTACCGACTGATGGTCATTGCGTTGTCGGCAGAGTTGCAGAATGTGCTGAATAATATCAGTTTTGGCAAACTGGATGATGCACTGAACGATATCAAAACGATCACTAACAAATATTATGTGATCGCAGCGGATGGCAACCAGAGTATTGCTCCCACTGTCAAGAAGTTTATTGGTGAGCTGGATTATTATTTTCAGGAAGCCGTTAAAATCGAGTATGAATACTATGTTCAGAAAGAGCGCGCCCGTGAGGAGCAGCGTGCTATCCGTGAACAGATGCGGCAGGAAGCGGAAGAGCGCCGCGAGTTGGAGCGCCAGCGCAAACAGATCGAGAAGGAAGAAAGCAAGTATCACGACCAGATCAGTCAGCTGACAGAGCAGATGCAGTCTGCGGATGATGAAAAGACGAAGCTCTTGCAGGCACGTATCGAGGAGCTGCAGCGCCAGTTGGGTGCAGTGGCAGAGCAGCGTGATAAAATCGTCCAGCTGCAAAATGGCAAGGCCGGCAATGTGTATGTTATCAGCAACATCGGTTCGTTTGGAGAGAACGTGTTCAAAATCGGCATGACCCGCCGTTTGGAGCCTATGGACCGTGTGAACGAACTGGGCAGCGCAAGCGTGCCGTTCCCGTTTGATGTTCATTCGATGATCTTCTCGGATGATGCAGTCAGTCTGGAAACTAAGCTGCACCACATCCTGAACGATCAGCGCGTGAACAAGGTCAACCTGCGCAAGGAGTTCTTCCGTGTCTCGCTGGATGATCTTGAAAAGCTGGTGGGTGAAATCGCACCGACAGCCGAGTTTAAACGCACTGTTCTGGCAGAACAGTACCGCCAGAGCCTTTCTATCACGCACGTGTCGGAGAACCCGGAAGCGGCAGATGATGAAGAGGAAGAAATGACCGAATAAAAAAAGAAAACCTCCTCCGGCGTTACCAGCACCGAAGGAGGTTCCTGAACCGCTTGACCGAAGGTAAAACAGTTCTATACAGGATTGCGACCCCTGCATAGTAATGATACCACCTCCGGGCAGGCTTGTCAAAGTGTACCCTTTTGGAGGTGAAAACAATGAAAAAGAGAACGAACACGGCATTTTGGGTCGAGAAGGAAAAGCGTTGGTGCATTGCGGTGCAGAAGAACGGCACCCGCAAGCGCTTTTACAGCAGTACGCCGGGCCGAACAGGACAACGGGAAGCAAACGCAAAAGCGGATGCATGGCTTGACGACAGCATCCGGGACGGCAAGAAGAAGGTAGCTGCCCTCTATGCCCAGTGGGTAGAAGAACTGAAGCTCACCTGCGGCACATCCTATGTTGAGCAGTGCAAGAAATACGGAGATTACTATATTCTGCCTGTCTGTGGGGACATCCGCATTGACGAGCTGACCGAAGGCGATCTGCAAAAGGCCATCAATATGTCTTTCAAAAAGCGATGCCTTAAAAAGGAGCGTCAGCGTAGGTCAAGCGACAAGCCTTTGAGCCGCAAGACCATTATGACGATCCGCTCAACGGAGATCAGCTTTTTGAAATGGTGCCGCCGGAACAGGTACAGTACGATGTTCCCTGAGCTGTCTATCCCGAAGAATGCCCGCATGGGGAAGAAAAAGATTTTACAGCCGACCGCTTTGAAAGTTCTGTTTGATGTGGACACTCGCCTTTACTATGGCAAGCTGGTCTTTGACGAGTATATCTATGCCTACCGGTTTGCAGTTGCTACAGGTGTACGCCCGGGTGAACTTGTGGGGCTCTGGTATGGTGACATCAAAGGGAACACGGTCAATCTGCGCCGCAGCATCAACCGGTTGGATGAGGAAACCACCGGCAAGAACGAAAACGCCATTCGCTCATTTGACATGGGCGAGGAAGCCCATGAGGCCTACGAAGCGCAGGTGGCCTTGCTGAAGGCTTCCGATATCCCGCTGAACTATACCACCCCTTTGTTCCAGATCCCGAACCAGAGAGCTTTATTCAAGCGCTGGAAGAAGTACCAGAGTGACAATGGCATTGAGCCTCAGGTCACGCTGTATGAGATGCGGCACACTTTCGTCAGCATTGAATCCGGCGTATTGACCGACAGCCAGCTGAAAATGCTGGTCGGTCACAGCAAGAACATGGACACTGCCGGAGTGTATCGGCACGAGCTTGACGGTCAGAGGGAAGATCTTGCTGCCGCTACCACCGCGGCATTCAAAAAGGCACAGGCCTGACTCTGGTAACAGTTTTGGTAACACTCTTTTTTGTAAACGTAGCAAAATACATGGGCTACAAACCAACCCCACTACCTTTTTAGCAAGTGCTTAGACGCGTTGCAGATATGTTTTTGACATCACTCAATCATTTTTTGTTGTTCGACCCCCACTACCCGCATAAGAGAAAAAGCGCGATGAGTTCTCAGAATTCATCGCGCTTTCTTTTATATAATAAATAGTGTTGTTCGAGGTCTCCTCCCTCGCACAAAAAGAAAAACCAGTACACAATGTGTACTGGTTTTTGGTGCAGGAATGCAATCCAAATCCGAACCATTTCCCTCGGATGCAACTTCTGACGCTTCTCCAAAGGTGACGGTCTGTGTCCCTTCTTTATAGTTGAAGGTAATGAGAACCTTATCATCATACAGGTAAATCGCATTGATGAACGTATCCACCAATGCCTGCCGCTGGTCTTTCAGGCTCATGTCCAGCTTGCGGAACCGCAGCAACCAGAAGCGGATAAATTCCTCTTTGATCTTGGGTTTTGCCAGCTTTTCTTCCGCAATGCGGGCTTCAAGCTCACGCTTGGTTTCTTCGAGCTGCTCCAGCCGCTCCTTGGTGGAACTGGTAAGGATTCCGGCCTGAATCGCATTGAGCATATTCTGGATACCCGATTCTGCATCCCGGAGCTGCTTCTCATAGAGGGGAAGATTAGTGTTCTCCCGGTCTTGCAGCTCCATGACCTTGGCGATGATGGATTCCATGGCGGCATCATCCCGGACAAGTTGCATGGTCTGATTGACCACCAGATCTTCCAGCCACTGTTTGCGGACGGTTTTCTTCTTACAGCCCTTCTTCTTTTTGGCGGTGGCACATTTATAATAGCGGTGGACTTCTCCCGTCCGGCTCGTTCCGCTTTCACCAAACATCAGTGCACCGCAGTAACCGCAGTACAGCTTGGTGGTCAGCAGGTAATCCTCCTCTGCCTTTCTCCGGGCAGGGGCTTTCTTGTTCTTGGCAATCTTTTCCTGCACATCATCGAACAGTTCCAGCGGCACGATGGGCGGAATCGCATCTGGCACAACCACATCCCGGAACTTCAGTTCTCCGATGTACCGCCGGTTCTTGAGCATATGTTCGACGCTGTTATAAGTAAACGCACCACCCACCGGGTTCTTAATGCCGTTTTCATTCAGCCAGTCCCGGATCTCCTTCATGGTGGAGCCTTCATCGTACTTCTTGAACGATTCCAGCACAAAAGGCGAGGTGAGAGGGTCAATGTGGAACTTCCGCTCGGGATCCAGCGTGTAGCCAAAAGTTCCACGTCCACCGTTGCAGCGGCCTTTCAGGATGTTCTCGGTCTGTCCACGCACGACCTTCTCGGCAAGGTCTGCCGAATAATACTCGGCATAACCTTCCAGCACCGATTCCAGAATGATGCCCTCCGGCCCCTCGGAGATGATCTCGGTGGCAGACATGAGCTTGACACCATTCTTCTTCAGCTGGGTCTTGTACCGGGCACTATCATAACGGTTTCGGGCAAAGCGGTCCAGTTTCCAGACCAGCACAATGTCGAACAGCTTCTTGTCACTGTCCTTGATCATCTGCTGGAACTCCGGGCGGTTGTCCGTCTTGGCAGAGATAGCACGGTCAATGTAGTGCTTGACGATGGTGATGCCGTTCTTTTCCGCATAGGCTGTGCATTCACGAATCTGGCCTTCAATGGATTCTTCGCGCTGGTTATCCGATGAATAGCGGGCATAGATTACGGCGGTCATGGCAGGCACCTCACTTTACACATCATTGAACGGTGGAACGTTCTTTAAAAGCAGCTTTCGTATAATGTATATACCACAACTTAGGTGAGATTGCAAGGGGAAATTTGAGCAATTGTTTTGCTGAAAGCATAGGTAAGATTTCGTCTGCCCTTAATATCCAAAATCACAGGTGTGGTGGTGCTCATGATGAGCACCACCACTTCAGTAAAAGAAAGTGTTCAAAAAAATTTTGCGTCTTAACAATTCGGAAACATTTGTTGAAAATGAGTTTTGAGCGCAGCGGTAGAGGGCAAGAACCGTCCCGTGGCCACAAATTTTCAATTCTTGAAAATCTTGTGCTCCATCGGGACTTCACTTCTCAAACTCTAGCGAGTTTTGATGTGATCTTGTTGGGGCGTGCCTGCCCCAAACCCTGCTTAGAACGGACGAGGAGGAATTGTGTCAAATTGACACAATTCCTCCTCAGCCCATGCGGATCAATCGGTGAAATAACGCTCGGCATATTCCAAAGACTTTTCCAGAAATTCCTGCAGCTTATCCGGATCATTATACATCCCATGGTTAGACTTCGGAAATTCAATATAGTCGTATGGAACGTTGTGCAGAATGTACGCTCCCATTAGATAATATTTTTGGTTCACAGGGACACAATGATCGATTCGACCATAGGCGATCAACGACGGCACAGAATCATCCTTCACGATGCCTGCCGGAGAGATTTTCCGAATCTCCTGTGTATAATCCTCCAATTCCTTTCCGGTCATCATCCTGCAGAAGTCGTGCGCCGATGTGAGTTTGTCCACCTTCATGAGCAGGGGCCACTCGGACGGCTCAAAGTATGTGGGGGCAGCCACTTGGAAAACAAATCTGACCGGGATCGCAGAATTTCCACTATAAGCCAGATTCATCGCCAAGGTCCCGCCTGCGGACACCCCAAACGGAGCCATTCCTGCAATATGATACCCCAGTTCCTCCGTCCTTTGCCGAATTGCCCGAACTGCATTTTCGATTTCTTTGTTCATCTGATAAATGGACGCATCTTTTCCGTGCATCTGCAAGGTGTAATCTACGGAAGCGGTAATGTACCCCTGTGCGGCATAGTATCTGCACCATGTTTCACCGTCAGCTTTTGAACCGGAATTGAAGCTTCCCCCGTGGATATAGAGGATCAGATTCTGATCCTGCATCCTGTCCAGTTCGGCGGGAATATAAAGGTCGTACCGGTTTCCATTCTCGTTTTCGTAGTTCTGATCTCTGAAAACCGTGCCGGTCAGATCCTGCCCCAGCGATTTTACCAGTCGTTCCGGTGCACTTCCCAGCAGATAGACCCTTGCCAGTGCAGCAGCAAGAAACACCAGAACAAATATTCCGGTGTACACGATTATTTTTGCTTTCCGTCTCAT